CCCAAACAGCCTCATGGTTGCCCCTTCTTGGACTACAATTTCGCAGAATATGACTAGCTCTTTTGAGCAGTTAAGATCTCTTGCGGCTTCTACAGGAAAGGAATATATCCCGCTTATTGATAGTAGGGATGTTTGTACAATCATCGTTGGCGTGTACGTGTTGGCTAAGCTCACCACTAAGTTTTTGTGGCCTCTAACGAGGTACTTATTCTCTGTTACGAGTGGCCTAATCAAGTACCTGTGGGACCGATTTAGATTATCTAACCGGATCACCCTGGAGAAAGAGGTTGGCCCCTTGGAGGTGTCCGGAAAGCTCAGGTGTGATAAGGGTGGTTTCTACGTTTCAGTCGATATTGATGGAGTTTCCTTCAATGTTCGTTCAGATAATGTGGCTAACCCTCTAATTAAGCTTGAGTTGCCAGAAAGTTCTAGGGTGGATTTAGAGATGAGTATCCCTGAGACTGCATCCTATTTGTCCCCCACAGAAGCTGTCGGTATCATCAAATTTGTTGATGGTAAAGGCAACTGCTGCGGTATGGGCAGTAGGGTGAAGATCTCAGGCAGTACGCATCTCATTACGGCCCATCATGTTTATGTTATCGTGCGAAGAATGCAGGAAAACATAAGGGTGGTGCACCGTGGGAGAAGCATGTCAGCGAAGGACTTCTTTGAAGAAAGCAAAGTTGTTCTTAGCAGCAAGCAGGATTCCAGTCTTGATCAGGTTAATGTCGAAATCAAGAGTGCTGTCTGGGCATCATTAGGTGTCCAGAGCCTCGCTCTTGCTGAGGCAAAGGCCAATGAGTCTGTTGTCGTGTATGCTGTTGATGACATGAAACGTATGACTTACAGTACTAGCACATTAATTCCTAGTCCTAGGCTGTTTACGTTCCGGCATCTGTGCAATACTTTTAAGGGCACATCCGGTTCTCCCCTCATGCAATCAGGAAGGGTTGTTGGGGTTCACGTTGGTTCACATGGTGATCACAATGTTGGTTCTCAATCAATCCTTTACCGTTTGTTGAAGATGTCCAAGGAGTCCACCACGACTACTGACACTGAAGAGTGGAAGCAGATGATGGACGACATGGTCAAGGACCATAAGCGGAAGTTGAGAGAATCTGGTTACTTGGATGATGAGATTTATAACGCCTATGAGTATGAGTATGAGGGAAAGACGGCCCGAATGGTCCAGGTTAACAAGCACTATTTTGTTGAAACAAAAGGTGACTCCTGGGATGCAATCGAGTCAATGGATTATTCAGACATACCCACCTGGGAATCCAATGTTCCGGAAATTCCTTGTCAGAAGGATTTTCCTACCCGAGCCCGCCCGAGCAGCTCAGGTTACTCACAAGTCTCGGGAGCTACACGCGAGAAGAGAAGCTCGAGGAAGATGATGCCTACCTCTGGCGAGTTGGAAAGACCATTAGTAAGCAGATTGGGAAAACCACAAAGGTCCGTGAACGGCTTCGAGAAGCAAAGCAGAGATCCTGTGACGTATGTCCAGAGTCTGGTTGTGCACCCGGATGTCGAATTTCGGACATTGTCGGATCCCTTAATGCCTACGGATTTCCACCAATCTCCGTCGTCAATCTCACCAATAGTCTTCGTCTACATGCAAGGAAGTACAGGAAAGTTGTTCCGCCTGGGAGTCAAACTCTCAAGGCGGCAACTGACTACGTATCTTCATTGTATCCAAAGACGAGAGGTCCGGAATTTCTTTACGGAAGAGGTCCGATTGTCGATGAAACTAGCCTTCAACAATTACGTTGTTTGGCTAGCTCGCTGTTGTCGAACAGTATCAAACGGAAGTCTAGCCCTGGAGTTCCTCTTCTTAATCTTGGACACGCCACGAATGGAGCTCTCCTTGACAACACTGGGCCACTGATAGTGGACCTAGTGGTTGCAAGGATTAATTTATTATTGTGTACAGAATATGAGCAGGTTGCGTGCCTGGACGGACTCGATAGAGTCCGCGCCGGGTTCGTTGACCCTTACTCATTGTTTATTAAGCAGGAACCTCATAAGCTAAAGAAAATAGAAGATGGGCTGTTGCGGTTGATATCCTCAGCAGCCCTCGTGGACCAAGTGATAACCAAGATATTGTCACTGTTCCAGAATGAAGCCGAAATAAATACCTATCAATCGTTAACCTCTGCCCCTGGCATGGGTCTTACGAGAGATGGTGTTTCCACCGTCTTCACGAAGGTGAAGTCCATGGAGAGAACCTCCGGTCAGTTGTATGAATCTGACATGGCAGGTTGGGATTGGTCTTTCCAATCTTACGAGCATGATTTTTGTTGTGAGCGGCGCATACGGTGTGCAGGATTTCTTCCTGGCACTCGTGGTCACCACTTGCTTCGGATTATCTACTTGTTTAAGAAGGATCCTGTTCTCGCAGGGCCGGATGGCACATTGTATCAACACCCCCTAGGCATAATGGCCTCTGGAGATGCTAATACAGGTGCCGATAATTCGGCGGCCCGTACCTTCGCCGCTCATTTGGCTGGTGCTGACACTAGTTTTAATATGGGCGACGATTCCGTTGAAGCCAGGAGATTGGATGTTCCGCTTGATGAAATCAAGAAACGGTATTATGATCTTGGCCACAACTGTAAATTCATACAGATGTGCTCTTCGGAGCGCTTCACTTTTTGTTCACATGTCTTCGAGGGCGGTAGGGCGTATCCAGAGAATCTGGGTAAGACACTTACTTCCCTTCTGAATTATACAGGTGTTAGTGATCAGGATCGGCGCGAGCGGCTCGTACAGTTTTATTACGTGTATAGAGACCACCCGTGGCTAACTGAGATCAAGCACTTTGTTGAAATCGAGATGGAATATGTCGAGAATTTGGTCGATGTGAGCAAGGACTTTGTTGATCCTGATGCTACGCCGTATGCACGGCTAGAGACAGGTGCATTGCCTTGCTTATTCGAGAAGCAAAATCGGGTCCCAATGGCCGCCAGGTGTATGAGCGAGAGCTACTTGCCTGGGGGTTACCCCAAAACGCTAGATTTGCGTGCTAATAAGAATGCCGAGAGACTGCACGGAGGTTTCCGAGATAGTTCGAGCGCTAAGCGCTCTGTTCGTATCGGACGTAGGGATGTACAGTCCATTAGTCATGATGTATCTGATACAATGACAAACAAGAACAAGAAGGCCTCTAAGGCAAACACTCAGGTGGTAGTGTATAGACCACCTAAACAGAATAACAAGCAGGTTGTTGTTAGATCTGTTGCTCCTAAGAAGAGCAAGAAGAAGCCAATTATGGTCCCTAAGTATAGCTTGGGGGCTGGTTTGGGTCAAGCTGCTGGTGCTGTTGGCACACACCTTGGAACTATGGCAGGAGGATTCCTGTCAAAGATCCTTGGTATGGGCTCATATAGGATCAGATCTAATTCCTTGATGGACGGAGCGCAAGTTCCCGTCATGCATTCGAGTAATGAGATGATTACCGTTCGGCACCGTGAATTAGTCACGGAGCTTATTGGTAGTAACAACTTCCCCACTCCCAACATTCTCACCTTAGGAATAAATCCCGGTTTGATTGGTACGTTTCCGTGGTTGTCCACGGTAGCGTCGTCATTCCAGGAATATAAGTTCCTTGGTTTGGTGTTTGAATTTGTCAGTGATGTTACAGCGTTCACTCCTGCCACTGGAGCCCCTGCGGGTTTCGTGACACTTGCGACGCAGTACAGATCTGATCAGGGTCCTTACGCCAATAGGATTGAGATGACCAATTCCGAGTATGCTACAGAGTGTAGATCGGATGGTTGTATGATACATCCCGTTGAGTGTGACCCACTGGAGAATCCTTCGCGCATACAGTATGTGCGAAATGGATCGCTTCCAGCGAATTCCGACGTTAAGACCTATGATTTGGGTCTGTTGAATATTTCCGTCTTCAACCCTCCCACGACTGGTGTCGTGGGGCAGTTGTGGGCCTCGTATGAGGTCGCCTTTTATAAGCCAGCGATGGGCACTGACTCCCTAGCGGATGTCTTGCCTTTCTACTTCCATATTAAGGCGGCTACTGCGCCGTCCAACAACCAGCCGCTTGGTGGCACGCAGCAAATTCTGTCTATTGCCGGTTCTGATATTATTAATCAGTTCGGCACTAGCATTGGTGCTGCGGCCCTCGCTGCTAACAACGGTGTGGCGTTCTCCCAGCCCTCCAACGGCGTGATGCAAATCACAATGCCGTTTGGATCTGTTGGTGATTACGGCATACTATACACTTGCGGCGGTATTCCCGCTGCTGGTGCTTCCATAGCTGGCACCATGGGCGTTACGAATGCATCCTTCCTCAATATCATTGAAGGTGGGCATGCATCGACTGCGCCTAGTGCCGGGCTGTTATCTGGCAACATTATGTACTTTGGCACGTTTAGTGTCTCGCAAGCACAGTCTCAGACTGGACAGGCGATTGTTACCATCGGCAATGCTGGCACTGTTGTGCCTACCACTGCTGGGGCCGACTTTTACGTGTTCGAGCTGAACAATGCTGCTAATTGAGTGCATTTTATGTCCTGAGAAGACATTAAACTCGTCCTTCTTCCCCAAGAAGTTAATCTTCGGGTATGGTGTGAAC